GCCCTTCACCATTCACATTGCCAAGGGTCGTGTGTAGGGAGTTGGCAATGTGAATCGGGCAAGCTCCACAACCAAGGTCCCTTGCCCTTCTCGCCGCCCTCTTGCACCTTTTCGGAGCGCACTCGCAGGTTGGCTTTCGCCCGGTCAAGGGTGCGCTTGGCAATACCGGCCCCCTCCGCCTCCCTTCTCACGTCCTTTGCAAGCACTGGGCCACTCGTCAGCTTCGCGCGCAAGAAGGATTCGGCCTCGGCCTGATGGCAAGTGAGTAGGTGCAGCACCCTAGCCTCTCGTCTCCATGGAGACCAGACCAGACCACTCCATGGAGACCAGACCACTCCATGGAGACCAGTGGAGACCAGCGGAGACCCATGCCACCCAAGCCAGTGGGGTGCCATATCGTAAGGGTACCGGTGCGCATAGCTCCCCCTCGCGTTCCTGTGGGTGTGAAATTTTCACAAAGAGCATGGGAGCATTAGTCCCGGTAGTCCGGGACAAGGTGTCCCGCATGGCGAGAGACCCTTGACTCCATAAGGTCTGGTCTCCATGGGGGTGTGACATCCCGGTAGTCCGGGAGTGGGTGGAGTTATCTCTGAAAGTGCTCTGAGACGTTTCAGAGTTCAGCTCTGAAAGCCATTCTGAGACATCCTGAGGAAGAGGTAATTTGAGAGGTAAAAAACCTCAGAAAGTGTTTTAGAGGAACCCTATATAAGAACTATTGAAATTCTTATATATAGGGGTTTCAGAGTTTCAGAGGAGTTATTGTCAAGTAGAGGGTAGAGAGTCTTTGTTTTTCCACAGGTCGGCCTTCCCTTGGCGGCCGTCTTGGGCGAAGAGGGGGTCATGGGTGAGGATGTAGTAAACCTTGGAAGGTGTTTCGCCGGTGAAGACAGCGAGGGTGTCGCAGGTGGCATTAGGGTGGGATTGGAGGAAGGAGAAGATGGCGCTAGTGATTGTGGCTTTTTCGCCTTTGGAGGAGAGTTCGGCCCAATCGTTAGGGGAGGCTGTAGCGATGGTGGTGAGGCCGGCGAGGTTGAAGCCGAGGGTGTAGAGCAGGAGGGGAGTATCGCCCAAGTGGTTAGATTTCGTGACGCGGAGGCAGCAGCCGAGGAATTGGCCGCGTTTCTCGCTAGTGAGGCGGATGACGGTATCGGCGCCGGCGTCGAAGTGCATGGAGTTCCCTGTGATGATCGCCTTTCCGTTCCGCCTGGTCCAATAGGCTCCGGTCGGAACGGTGAGGCAGTAAACATTCCCGGAATAGGGCACTTGTTTGATATTGCCGTGCGTAGCGGTGATCCCTACTGTTTGTGATCGGCGGAGATTGACAGCGTATTTGACAGACTCTCTATCCCTTGTAGGCAGGTATCGACTGACCGTGCAGCCAACCCCTAGACTAAGGGCGAGCGCCTGGAAGTCGTTGGCGAGTTGAATGGATATCGTGCTGTACGTTCCGCTTCCCGGTCTACCTTTCGCATAGGAACCGTCCCCCTCCATCATGGCGTCTAACAGGATAGTGCGGAGATGCGGGGCTAGGCCGGCGATGAACTCCGGCATCCTTTTAGATGCTGCCCCCTTGCCGCAATGTTCGGTGAGCCAACGGGCGAACCAAGGGACTCTCCTTGTGGAAATGTGCCATATCGTTTTCTCTTGCGAATAGCCGGGGCGTGGCTTTGGATGCACGACAGAGAGCCGAGGGTCGAATCCGAGCGCACGGACTTGCGCCAGCATCCGTTTAGCTAGTTCCCCATCTGCTTGAGTGAGATTCGCCGCAGCGCGGCTTATCGAGCCTTCAGAGAGCCACCAGCCGAGATAGCGCACAAAGCCCCTTGCCTCAAAATTGGCTGGGCCGATTCGGAAGGTCAGTGGACTTTCCCCGCCGAAGTTGATTGCCGCACAGGGTAATAGTTGATTCTGCTTCAGGCTTCCCGCTGTATCCCAGGCCCAACTGCTGGGAAGTACGTTGCACACCCCCGCCGCGCGGGTACGCCGTTTTACAAGAAGGCGATGTGACGGTGTTAGCAGGGCATCTACTGATTTCCCGTCCAGGTGAACCATCTCCCCCGTGTACGGGTAGGCGTGTAGGTGTGTTGGGTGCTCCCATCGCCAAGTGTGTGTCTCGGGTTCATAGCACCCCACTAGATCGTCGAGCCTGACATCACCGTGAAACTTCCACCCGGCTTGCGTGAGAACCTCGGTATCCTCAGAGTGGCACCCGAAAGCGTGGGTGTCGTCGCCGCGAGGTGAATGGGCGAGGGCGATCCAGGTCTCGCTTGCGGCGTTAGCCATGTCGATGATGGCGTTAGCGGTATCGTCCTCCTTGAGACTACCCATGCCGACGCGGGAGATGGAGTCGTAGAGGACGATACCGCCCGGGCTGGACTTGGACCAGGAGCGGATTTTGCGTGCTAGGGCAGGGAGGCCGAGGCCGCGCGCCTTCAGGTAAGGGAGCGTGGGGAGTTTGCGGCCCAAGGCGAGGGCGAGTTGGGAGGCGCGTCGTTGGAAGTGGATGGCGGAGCGTTCCAGGTCGACGTACAAAGCTGGTGTGCCGGTTACGTCTTGCCACACGCGAGACTGGCCGCTGTTCAGGTCCGCTGCCGCCATGAGCAGGAACCAGGACTTGCCGGCCCCTGGCGGGGCGAACACGATGGTGCCGGTGCCCTCCTCGATGTGCGGGGAGAGGAAGAAGCGGCGAGGGGGTAAGGGGGCAGTGGTGTCGATGTCCTGGATGGTGAAACGGTCTTGCTCCCAGTCAGTGAGAGCATACAGGCAGAGGATGTCGAGGCGGTGCTGCAAGCCCTCCAGGGGCAGGAGTTCCTGAGCCATGCGGGTGAGGGAGCCGTGGGCGTCCTTGGCGAGCCTGCGGCGCTCCGCCGCCCGCCCGATGTTGAAGGTGTCGTGGGCGAGCACCTTGCCATCTTGGGCGACGGCGGCGAGGCCGTGGAGGCCGGTGTGTTCACGCCGTATCTCGCGGAGGAGCAGTTTGACTTCGCTGCCGGTCTCTCCGGTGAGCAGGATGGTGTCGGTGATGCCGTTATCGGAGAAAGCGTAGTTCACTTGTGTCTGCTCCTAAGTCCTTGGCCCTGCCGGTGTCCTCGCGCTTGCCGATGCTGGCGATGATAGTGGCGACCTCGCGTTCTGGCAATGGTGGGACGCACCGTTCCAGGTTGATCCGCCGCAGGCGGCGTCCCGACTCGTCGGGACCGTATTTCACGGAGAGGGCGCCGGCCATGCGCGTGAGCGTCACGTTGCGGTATTCGGTGATATTGCCTGTCCCCTCCACGCTTAACGGAGCCGAGGGTGGAAGTGTGGAGGTGGCGGTGAGGCTTTGCCACCAGGCGAGCAGCTTTGGCGGAGCGGCGGTCAAGTCTGAGAGAGGGACTGTCCAGGGATCGTAGCCTCTGACCCATTGATAGGGGCCGCCGCCCTTGGCCCCTGGGTGTTTTGGCGGCTCCAGGTTGGTGTTTGAGGGCGGTACTACCACGTAGCCGTTGGAGAGTAGGTCGATGTGCAGGCCATCGGCGTTTGTGTGTCTGAGTGGCGGCTGCTCGAAGGCGGAGAGGAAGTAGAAAAACTGGAAATTGCCGCGCCCCGTCCGCTGTATCCACGTGGTCGGGCATCGCACTACGTCTACCGCTGCTAATCTCGCCCACACCCTCTGGTGCTCATTGGTCGGCACGTCCGAGAGGTCTACGTCGACCACCACGATGGGTGATGCGTCTATTGGGGAGAGACATGCCCCAATGTTGGCCTCGGGGTGCTGTCGAAACCAGGTCTGCGCTTCTTCCCCCCGCCACGCCGCGTAGGTCTGCGCCGCTCCGCTGGCGTCCGGCCAGGGCGCTTTCTTCCCAGGCTTCAATGGGCGCACCGGTATGCAACTCATGGTAAGCTCTTTGACGGTTTCTAGTCCCGTGTAACGGGATTGCATGGTATACACCCCCCTTAGCTTATGCTATAGTATTCGTAACCGAAAGCAAATGCAAGAAGGAGGGGAGCGAGATGGGGGTACAAGTCTGCCCTGCTTGTGGGAATATCCTGGCCGATCCCAGGTCGATGTATTGCATCAATGAGTGCAGGGGATTGTATTTGTGGGAAACTATCGTTGAGCATCCTGGCCTGTCTGCTTGGGAGTTGCACATGCTCACCGGCATGTCGTATAAAGACGTTTCTTCCGGTTTGGAAAAGGCCCGCGCCCTTGGGTGGGTCAAGGGGGTGTCGGAGGAGCGGGAGCAAGGGGGTATCCGGTATCGTTATGCGGTTGCGGAAGAGGCAGCCTTTGTAACTATCGCTGAGGAGCACTCCATCCGTGTAAAAAGAGGCTACGCTGTCCGTTTGACAGCGGGTGTAGGATAGTGGCATGAGCACCGCTTCCACGAAGGCCGCGCTGAACCGGAAGTATGCCTTGGTCCGAGAGGCCCGCCGCAAGACGCGCCCCTACACCACCACGGGACGGCGCGCCCATGACTTCGAGCGCACCCCGCGGGGACTGGACGCCGAGGGCCTGCCGACCTTGGCTCCCAAGCACTCCAACGGACACGAGGGCATGGTGTCACTGCCGACCTACGATGCTCCTCAGTCCTCCCGCCGGCGCGCCTTCGAGCGCACCGTCCCCCACTGCGCCGAGTGCATGCAGACCGCCGCGCCAATGATGGTCTGCGCCGACTGCCTCCACATCGGGAAGCAGGGCCGCGTCTGCGCCCAGGGCATGTGCGAGCAGGCCCACCGCGCCAAGTACCACTTCCACCGGAGTCCATTTGGGAGTCCGGCAGATGGGTCCGTCGCTGTACCAAAGTTGCATGTCGGTGGCATTCCGCTAGGCGGCAAGAAGGGATGGTAGCGATGGCGAAGTTCCCAGGCGATAAGACCCGCAAGCACCAAAAAGAGTGCCTCGGCGTCTATGTTGTTGAGTGGGTGGACTCCATTGGCGATTCTTCTTGGAAATCTCGGAGTTTTCATCAAAATGTAGGCTTTCAAAATGCTTGACTGTCGGGATGTTAATTGCCAAAAGCAAAACGAGAGTCACCTTGGCGCTGAATTACGACCACCTTACGGATAATATGGGGGACAGCATCACCATCCCCCGTGAGGCCGTGCGGAAGATGACCAAGATTCACACATTGAAGGTGTAGCGATGAACCAGACCAGCGCCCTCCCGCCCGTCGTGACGTTCATCATGCCCTTTAGACGTCCCAGTGGAGCCTGGATGTGGGCGGAGCACGACTGCAAGCAGTGCTGGCCCCCGCTGTGCTGGCAGCAGGAGCAGTTGCAGCTGCGGGCCATGGCGCGGATGCTGAGGGAGGCGCTGAACTGATGAAGCGTCCATTAGGCGGCAAGATATGAAGTACAGACGCTATCTCAACTTGGCCGCAGCGTCCGTACTTGTATTTGATAGTCTCATGGTATTCGCCTATTTTGTATATCGTTGGCATGGTAATGACGCTGACGGACATCCTACCTACAACATCACGCATGCCGCTTGGTTTCAGCCAAGCCTAATTTCTGTACTGGTTGTAACTGCAATTCTTGTGTGTTTAGTTCTCGGTTTTGTTATAACACCTGCGCAGACCGTTCTGAAAAGTAAACAGAGGGAGGAACTGATGCCTGACCCATGCGTCCACGACTGGAACTACCATCATGGAACTCCGACGGTCTGCGTCAAGTGTGGAATGACCTGGACTATGATGAAACGGGGGATAGCAATGGCGCGGGCGATTTCTCGGAATCCGCCTCCCGAGCTCCGTGAAGGCTGGATCGCGCATGGCTGACCCCACCGTCCTGGACAGCCTCCGCGCCAAGCAAGAGGCCACCGACGCGGAGAAGCGCGCCGTCCTGACGGCCTTGGCCCGCAAGACGTTCCTGAGCGCCACGATGCCCTGCTTCTGCGATCACGTGTGGGTGCAAGACCCGATCACCAAACGAGTTGACCGCTTCGAGAAGTGGGCGCATCTGCTGCTTTTGGCGACAGTCCTCAAGATCCGCCGCCTTATCATCATCGGCAAGGACAGGCAGGTGGGCATTTCCTGGTGCATCGCGGCCTACGCCTATTGGATCGCTATGGGGGGCAACGCCGTCGTCGCTCTTATCTCCCAGGGAGGCGATGAAGCCCAGAAACTCTTGGGGAAGGTCAGGTTCATCCATGAGCACCTGCCGCGCTATCTCCAACTGGAAATTGACGGCGAGTGGAGCACTGAAAAGGTAAAGTTCAAGAACGGTTCATCGGTTCAGGCGTATCCATCGACCGCCAAGGCAGGACGCAGCATCACCGGCTCCCTTGTGATCTTTGACGAGGCCGATCACCACGAATATCTCGGCGAGAACTACGCCGCCATCTCGCCTGCTATCGACATGGGAGCACTCTATGAAGTGGCGGGGGAACAGGCTCTTGGGCAACTCATTATGATTTCCACTGTCAACCCAGAGACAGTTCAGTCCACATTCAAGAAACTCCTGAAAGGCGCTCGTGACTACGAACCAGCTATCGTCGCCTGATGAAGCCCTGGCGAATAAGTTCACCAGGCTTTTCTTCCCCTGGCAACTGCGCCCGGGCAGGGATCAGGCGTGGTATGAGAGCGTCAAGGCGAGCGCCGAAGATCGTTTCAAGTTCGAGAAAGAGTACAGCGGCTCCCTTGAAGTTGCCCTCCGCGCACCGCAATCCCTCATGTATTTCGTCCGCGAGGCGCTTGAACTGATGGAGAAAAGTGTCCGCCCTCCAATGTTCAGCACTGGCGCGTTCAACGCCACCAACGTGTGGGAGAAGTTCGTGGCGGGCCAGCGGTATTGTGCCTTCTCCGACACCGCGCACGGCGTCGGCCAGGACAACTCCACCACTTGCATCTGGAACGCCACCAAGGGGGCGGTCATCGCCGACGTGGACTCGTCAATGTTGAAACCAGAAGAGCTTGCCTTGGAATCCTACCATCTGCTCAAGGACTACGAGTTCCCCCTGTGGGGCATCGAGGACAACGAAGCGGGGGGGCAGACAGTGCATGTGGCGAAGGACTTGCACTACCCCAACCTGTGGTTCAAGGAGATGGACACCGCGGGCGTCATCGGCAAAAGCTACCAGTACAGCGATACCGAGACCGTAGGCTGGCATACCAACCAGTTCAATCGTGCTATCCTGTGGGGAGACTTGGGCCGCCGAATCGCTGCCAACCAGGTCACGGTCTACTCCAAGACGGGCCTGAACCAGTTCTTCGAGATTATCCGAAATGCGGGCAAGGACGGTAAGAGCAAAATCCGTATCGAGGCGAGGTATGGGGCGCACGACGACTACCCCATCTGCGTGGCGGGTTGCATCCAGTTGGAGCCGTTCGTGAAGCGGCCCCGCGCCGCGGGCACGCCGCGCTCCTACCCCATCGAGGGAGGCTGGTAGATGGCTGACCGTCCCACGCCTGAGCGCATCGTGCGGGCCAAGGCGCACTGGTCGCGCCTGTGGAGCATAGCTCACTCGCAATGGCTCACGAGCGATAGCTATTACGCCCGGACTTACGGGGTGTGGCCGGCGGGCTTCAAGACTCCAAGCTATCACCCTTCCACCGCCACCAACACCATCGACCACGCCATCGATACTCAGTTCGCCTACGACCCGCATGTCCATCGCCCGCCCGCAGGCGAGGGCAAGAAGTACCAGGAGCGGGCAGACCGCATCGAGCCGTTCATCGCCGCCGTCATCGAGGAGGCCGGCAAGTGCGAGGTCATGCTACCCCAGCGTTCAATCGCCACGAACATGTGCATCTACGGCTACAGCCCCATCGAGGGCGCGGTGTTGGACAGGCGGGAATATGCGGAGAAGCCCAAGCGCAAAGTAGGGGAGCCTGCCGTGTCCTGGGAAGAGCGCCAGGAACTGTACGAGGCTATGACGCGGAACTGGAACCCGTTCCGCATCCGTGTCCCGCATCCGTCGACGATCCTTATGAACCCGCTGGATATGCAGCCCTCGGAGGCTATCAAGGTCCAGATGTGGTACGCGAACCAGGTCAAAGACCTGAGCCTCGAAAAGAAGAAAACGCGCAAGTACGCCGAGGAGTTCATCTACCCCGCTGGCGTTGGCGATTACGATCTGGTGGAGATCAGCGAGCACTGGACGCGGGAGTGGCATACCGTGCTGCAAGGCGGCGCGTTCATCTATCAGGAGAAGAACTCATGGGGCTTTCTGCCGTTTGCCCACGCCTACGCCGGCTGGGGACACCTGCTCGCGCTTGTCACGGGCGCGACGGTGAACAGCATGAGCGCGTCGATTGGTTGGAACCCCGGGCAGCTCGCCAAAGGCTTGCTCGACCCTATCCAGGAGTCGCTGAAAATCCAGGCCCAGGCCCTCAGTAGCCTGCACACCATGCTCGTGGACGCTGCCCGGCAGAAGTACGGCACCACCGAGGACGGCGCGGAGATCGCCCAGGCCCTCTCGAAAGACCGTGTGATTGAGCTTCCGAATGAAAAGGCGCTATGGAAACTCGACGGCCCTGACTTCCACCAGAGCCTCTTTGAGATAATCCAGATTCTTGAAAAGGATATCGAGTGGGGCACGTATGCCTCATCCCTCGCGGGCCAGCGGCAGACGGGCGTGAATACCGTGGGGCAGGAGACCATCCTGTCAGGCGCCGCCCAGCGCAAGTTCGCGTCGCCCAACAAGGCGATGGAACGGTTAATGACTATCGCGTCCGAGAACATCCTGCGGCTCGTGGACGTGGTGCTGGAAGAACCCATTGCCATGCACGGCATCACCATCAGGCCGGAGGACATCGACCACAACTACGTGCTGGACGTGACCTTCGAGCTGAACGACCCCACCC